CAAGGCAGGCACTTGTTAAACTAAATAAGGATAAATATGGAAACCAAAGACTCTTTTATTTTTTACCGCTCATTTTTCGAGGCGGCTTCAGCACTACCAGACACAGAACGGCTTCATTTGATGGATGCTATTTGTGAGTTTGGATTAAATCATAAACAATTAGAATTAGACTCACTTTCTAAAGCGATGTTTTGTTTGATAAAGCCACAACTAGAGGCTAATCATAAAAAATGGTTAAATGGCAAAAAAGGCGGGCGACCAAAGGCTTTAGAACCAGAGGTTAAGGACAAGAAAAAACCTAAACGTAACCGAAACAAAACCAAAGACAAACCTAATGTAAATGATAATGTAAATGTAAATGTAAATGTAAATAAAAATGAATATATAGATAATTTTCAGCCAGATGAAACTTCGATTAGGCGTATCAACGAGAAATATCCAGAGTTGATGGATTATCAAGTGCTTGTTGATGCTTTTATTGACCAGGCTAAAAATAGAGAAAAGCCACTTAAAGATTATCAGGCAGGATTTAGGCGTTATCTCAAAGAGGGGTGGATTACACCATACTCATCAGAAAAGCAGATGTCGCACTCACAAAGGGCATCTATGATGATTAAAAACAGTAAAATCAACAACCCATTAATTCCAAATATGAGGATAGCTAAATGAATTATCACGCAATAGCAACAACAACACTAGGATATCTAGACACTAGATTTCGTAAACGATTTGGCGATGTAGATGGAGATGCTGAAATAAACGTATGGGCAGCAGAACTATCCAAGTTCAATGCTGATAAACTAAACGAGAAAACCATCAAAATAGCACTGGATTTTTGGGCAGATATCAACACGAACGGCTACCCGCCAACGGTTGATCAGTTCTGTGATTGCTTGAGGAAGGTAACTTACAAAGAGCAACCAGCAATTGAGCATAAGCAAGAATCAAAAGATTATTGTACAATGTGGCAACTGGCTAACGATAAGCAGAAGATGTTCTTCTTTGTTGATCATAGTTTTCATCATGTGCCATCTTACATTCAGAGGTGGTTTATTGATTACAATGAGAAGCACAGGGGTTGGACTAAGGAAGAATCGATGAAGATGATTAAATGGCACGCCGTACCATTTGCTGATGCGCATGAAGGTGCGATGATTCAGAAGCAGAGAGGTATTCTTGACTATTTCACTCATCGCAAGAGTGCGTAGCAATGATATAATACTTGCATGAATATTAAATATGAGTCAATAAAAGCCGAGATTAAACGCCTCGGCTTAACAAATAAGAAGGTGGCTGAGTTACTTGGAATAACGGTGTATGGATTAGACTACCGCATCAAGGGCGATAAGCCGACTATTCACTGGGCAATTTATGGAATAAGCAAACACTATGACAAACTACGTTCATCACCACAAAGAAGAGTGCATGACAGTCATCAACGCACTTAAAGAGATATTACTTCGCATTGCTGATAATCGACATAAGGACAACTTTGACCGCCAGTTAGACCTTGACCAGGCAATTGACCTAGTAACTCAATTAGCACGGGAATTTGACGAGGATATATGACGGAACAAGAGCCATCTGACAGAGAGAGATACTTTGCTGCAATTATGATTATTTCACAAATCAGTGGTAAGGATTTAGATGAATCACATAGTCTAGTTAATGAGTTTCTTGATGTATATGAAATAACTGAAACGGTAGAATATGAAAAGTTGCATTGAGTTACCATTTCCGCCATCGGTAAACACTTATTACAGAGCGATTAGCAGAGGTAAATTCTGCCAAAGCATAATCAGCAAGAAGGGGCGAGAGTACAAAGAATTAGTTAAGTCACTCATTGGTGATGATGAAATAACGAGCGACAGGCTATCAGTTCGCATTGGTGTTTATCCGCCAGATAAGAGGCGCAGGGATTTAGATAATTGCTTAAAGGCATTATTGGATTCTTTAACTGGTCGTATTTGGGTGGATGATGAGCAGATTGATAAGCTATTCGTAGAACGGAAAGAAATCGTCAAAGGTGGCAAAGTAGAGATAACAGTAGAGGCTAGATGAACGCAGAATTAGTAAAAATAAGCAAGATTAAGCGCAACCCAAACAATCCTAGAATCTTAAAAGATGATAAGTTTGCTAAATTAACGCAATCAATAAAAGACTTTCCACAGATGCTGGATATTAGACCGATTGTGGTTAATGATGATATGGTTGTGCTGGGCGGTAATATGCGTTTAAAGGCGTGTAAGGAAGCTGGACTGAAAGAAGTTCCAGTGATTAGGGCAAGGGATTTAACCGAAGAACAGCAGCGCGAATTCATTATTAAAGATAATGTTGGCTTTGGTGAGTGGGATTGGGATTTACTAGCTAATGAGTGGGATAGTGAGGCTCTTGATGAGTGGGGTTTAGATTTATGGGGTGCTGAAGAAGAAACTGATTATTCAATATTGGATGAAGATGTAGATGCTGAATTAGATGCCATGACAGATGGCGTTAAAAAGGCAATACAAATTGAATTTGAAGCAGAACATTATGAAGAAGCAGCGGAACTGGTTAAATTCTGGCGTGAGCGTGATGGCTATATCGGCATGATGCTAATTGAAAAGTTAAAACAAGCCAAAGAAACAATTTGAAGAAAGCTATTTTTTTGACTGGTTCTATGGGTTCTGGAAAAAGCACAATCCTAAAGAAATCTAGTTTTATAGAACAAAAGGGGATAATTACGAGGTGTCAAGAATACGACATTTTAGGTCTTAACCAATCTGGGGCAGACACTTTATCTTCTTACAAAAAAAAAGAAGTTTTTGGCATGCTAGCAAAAGAGCAGTCCATTGAAAAATTAGTTATCGCTGGCGAATATTATTCAAAACAAGTTGACATTGAGAGAATAAGAAAAATTGGATTTCAGGTTTATTGTGTTTTGTTGAATGTTGACAGAAATGAAGTCTATAAGCGAGTTTTGAGTCGTGGAAATGGAAATTGGAATGAATTAACGTATAAAACCAACATGAGTCTCGGAGTTAACTTTTTTCGCAATTTTCCACATAAAAAATGGATTGTTAAGAACAACACATATCTAGAACAAAAAAAAGCGGAAGATTTACTGATAAGCATATGAAAATAACAGAATTAAAAGAAGTCAAACATAATGTAAAAATTGGTGACGTTTGTCCAGCTATCGAGCCAACAGTTTATGAAGACACCATATTTACGGTGAAGGGTTCTCCAATTGGTTTTTATATAAGCGATATAACCAAATATAGCGAAAAACTTTCTAAATTAGCCACGATTGCGAACAAAGAGCTAAGAAGTAAGAATGTTCCAAAAAGCGTTATGAAGCGTTCGAGTGGTTTTACAGACAAAGACAAGTCTAAAGAAGTTCTACAATACTCCACAATAATTGGCTCTGTGCCACCGAAACCGCATATGCGTAGACCATATCCAACGATGAGTAGTGTACACGGGGTCACTACTGCTAAAACATTTGTCAAAGCAATGTTATTGACTTGTTTGGAATCTGAAAATATAATCAAAGAATTAACGCCAGAAGTATATACAAAGCAAAAAAAGATTATCACAGACAATATTCCCCAAAAATGGACTTTCGGCAACTTGTTTACGAGTAGCATTTCTAATTTCAATATTGCAGCTAACTATCACAGAGATAACGCCAACCTAAAAGATTGTGTGAATGTAATTATCACAAAAAGAAAGAACAGCACGGGCGGATGTACGACAGTTCCAGATTACGGAGCGACAGTTAATAGTTGTGATAATTCTATGCTTGTTTATCCAGCTTGGAGAAATATACACGGGGTAACGCCAATCGTTCCAACTCATCAAGGCGGGTATCGGAACAGCCTTGTTTTTTACCCTTTAAAGGCTTTCAATAATTATGACTAAGGCTGACAAAACTGACATTAATAAAAAGGCAATGATAATCGCACTTGAAAAATCACTTGGCATTGTCACTCCAGCTTGTAAGAATGTAGGCATCTCAAGAGATACACATTACAGATGGATGCGAGAAGATAAAGATTATAGTGAAGCAGTTGACTCGATGACAGATGTTGCTATTGATTTTGCAGAATCACAACTCCATAAGCAGATTAAGAACGGCACGCCAGCATCAACAATCTTTTATCTAAAGACTAAAGGCAAGAAGCGTGGCTATGTCGAGAAGCAGGAACACGACCATAATATCCAGAACATTACTGGTATTAAGTTAATCAATGATTAAAGAGGTTAGTGTTCTGCCACATCAGAGGCAGTTCGTTAACAGTATCTCTCCGTCAACTGGATTAGTCGCTGGCTTTGGTGCTGGCAAGTCATACGCTGGCACTCTTAAAACCATCATCAAGAAGCTACAATATCCATCGGTGAAGGTGGCTTACTATTTGCCGACTTATCCACACATTCGCGACATTGCCTTTGAGAAGTTCCCTGAGATGTGCGAGCAATTAGATTTGTATTACCAGCTAAACAAGTCGGATAAAGAGTTAATGATTCAGGGGTTTGGCAGCATCATATTCAGGAACATGAGCGAGCCAGACTATATCATTGGTTATGAGGTTGGTTATTCATTGATTGATGAGTGCGATATATTGCCACAAGCAAAGATGACAAAATCCTTCCAAAAGATACTCGCTCGTAATCGTGCGCCATTGCCAGACGGCTCACCAAATCAAGTAGATGTTGTTGGTACTCCAGAGGGGTATCGCTGGTTCTATGATAGGTTCGTTACTAACTCACACGATAACTACCAGCTAATCAGAGCAAGGACAACTGATAACCCACACTTACCAGATGATTACATTGAAACACTAAGAGAGGATTATGACGAAAGGCTACTTCAACAATATATTAATGGAGAGTTTATCAATGTTAATGGCTCTGCTGTATATCATAGCTTTGACCGCGATACACACGTTGTGCCAGATGTTGAGATTGATATCACTAAGCCGTTAATCATAACTTTCGACTTCAACATTAACCCATATAACGCGATATACATATTGCAGATTATTGATGGTAAAATCATAGTGGTGGATAATGCCATCATTAAGGGTAAGCCATTGGTTGATAGTTTAAGTTTCTTAAAAGAGAAATTTGGGCATCTGGGGGCATACCTTTACTCAGCAACAGTCTATGGTGATGCTGCTGGTAAGGCGCGTTCACAAGGAACGGCAACCACGAACTATGATTTAATTCGTGCTGCTGGTTTCAACAAATTAAAGATAAAGACAGCAAATCCAAGAGTACAAGATAGAGTTAATGCGTTTAATGCTATGTTGTTAAATGGCGCTGGAAATGTTAGTATGTATATATGCGAAAGGAATAATCAATTGATAAACGACCTAGAGCAGATGTCTTACAACGACAGGGGTGAAATAGACAAGTCCAACCAAGACTTGACCCACAGTTCAGATAGTGTGGGTTATTACATAGAGTACGAGCATGGTTTAAACAGAACCGAAGTACGCAACATTCAAATGAGGGTTGGATAAATGGCAGAGCCA